ATGGAGATAACTCGCCACAGCAGAAACGTGCATCAGATGCAGATGCAGGGAATGACAGTTCGGATTGCTATGCTTTCGGACTTACACTGGGATAACCCACATTGCGATAGAGACTTGCTTAAACGTCACCTAGACTATTGCGTAGAAAACGAAATCCCCGTGATGCTGAATGGCGACACATTCTGTTTGATGCAGGGGCGTGGCGATAGACGTGGAAATAAGAGCGACATCAGACCTGAACATAACAACGCTAGATATCTTGACTCTGTAATCGAGACTGCGGTGGATTGGTTTGAACCTTATGCACACATAATAACTGTGATTGGATACGGGAACCACGAGACGGGGATTATCAAGTGGCAGGAGACGGACGTTGTACAGCGATTCGTTGACTTGCTTAACTACAAGGCAGGGTCGAATATACAGACTGGCGGATATGGTGGATGGCTTATCATCAATCAGTTCCCCGGTGAAAGCACCACATCATCCATATCTACCAAGATTAAATACTACCACGGCTCGGGCGGTGGCGGTGTAGTTACCAAGGGGGCGATTAACATGACCCGTGCGCTTGAAACGTATGAGGGAATGGACGTGTTTACCATGGGACATATCCACGAAAACTCTTCTCGTAACGACGTGCGTGAAACGATTGACTTCCATTCAAAGACAGGATACACTATTAAGCACAAGAACATACACCTCATGCTTACTGGTACTTACAAAGAAGAATACGGAGAGGGATTCAGTGGGTGGCACGTTGAAAGAGGTGCGCCACCAAAGCCATTAGGAGGTAGAATTTTGGAGATACACTGCGCAAGAAATCAGTCAAATGGTTCAGAAATAAAAACAAAAATAATAGACAGTAGGAAATTTCCAATTTAATCGTATATTTGTAAACCTCATTGCATTTGTTCTCGCATATTTGGTTTTTTAGGTTTTCATGTTTAAGGGATGCCCTGCTTCGGTGGGGCATTTTTTTATTCAAAAAAGTTCGTAAAAATATATTCATTACATTTGTCCTAAACATTTTATTATGTTAGGAAAGATGATGGGCATTGACCCTAAGATGATTAAAAAAGACTACAGCTCTAAGAAGGTGAAGAAAGAAAGCGCCTTGAAAAAGTCTACGTCTAAAAATAAGGCAAGTGGCTGCAAAGGATAAGAGATATTATGATGCCATTGCCAGTATGGATAAGGATATTCGCAAGGACTATGCAGATGATGCACGGAACAATGCTAATGATAATAGAGTCCTGAAAAAGAAGATATGGGACTTATATGTAAAGGCGAGGTTCGCCACAAATCGTAAAAAATAAATCATGGGAACTACTCCAAGAAAAAAAATGACAATGGTTACTGACAACGATGGTTACGGTGCCGACAAAGGAAAATCTCAAGGTCGTAAAAAGCTAGTAAAGGGCTTGAATAAGGCTAAAGAGGTTTCTGAGAAAATCAAGAACTTGTACAATAGGGCTACAAAAAGAAAGACAATCTCTATGGAGATGGATGGTAAAACATTCACAGGAACAGAGAAAGTTGGTAAGCGTCGTTCGGTTACAAAGGTTAGCAATCCAATTTTAGGCTCAAGAAAGTCTGTTGAAACTTATGACAATAAAGGCAACACTAAACGTCAGCGTATCGTAGATAGAGATGCTTATGGAGGTAAAATGCAGGTCATCAAAAAGAAGTACTAATGCCACGCAAGAAAAAACAAATAATAACAGATAAAATAAATAGAAATCATGGGAAAAATTAAAGGAGCAATCAAAAAAGTAGTTCAAGAAAACAGCATGTTAAAGCTGAAAAAGAAAAAAGGGGTTTCAAAAGCAGTAGACAAACCTGTAGATTCTTTTTTAAAATTGAAAAAAAAGATAGTCGTACCTAAAATGACTCCAAAGAAAGCTGAGGCAATCAAAACTAATTTGCCGTCTGAGCGTATTCAATCTAGTACTCCTCAAATGTCAATGGCACAGATTGGGAAATCAATGTCTAAGAGTGGGCCACGCAAGAATCTTCGTGAGACTGCTGCTGCTGTAAAAGGCAAGTTGCAAAAAGCGTACAGCAAGGTTGTAGGAAAAAAGAAAGGATAATGCCACGCAAGATTAAACCCATAGACTTCACATGTTCGGCTCCTAAATCCTCGTTCAAGGACGAGGTAAAGCCGCCTATGCCTAAGTACTCTACGGATGAATATGTGGATTACAACAGAAAGAACAATGGTCTTGCTTTTCAAGGCAGACTAATTGATAAAAATCTTGACGCAATGTTTAAGACTCCAGGGTCAGGCGTTAAGTCAAATATAAGTCGTAGTAAAAAAACAAAAAATAAGTAAAATGGCAATGATGCAAAAAATGTCGCTTAATCAGGCGACTGGTATAGGAGACGGAAAGCTTGGAAAGAGAATTAAAAAGAAGACAAAAGAAATCAAGCGAAAAGTAAAGATGAAGCTTGGAAATCTTGGTGACGATATTCGTCGTGGTATTCGTGATTTGAAAAGCAAAGACTACTCAAAAAAAGATGACCGACAAGAAAGACGTGAAATGCGAAGAGCAAACCGAGGAGGTGCGTCTGAAGGAACTATAAAGGGAATCTCTGGAAGCGAGAATCAAAGCGAGCAAGCAGAAAGCAAAGGAAAATACTTCCAAGAAAGAAAATCTGGAGAGCGTCGTTTTGGTAAATACGCTAATCCTGTATTGTACAAAGCTGAAACAGTTGTTCGCAATATTGGTGACGCAATCGGTCAATCAAGAATGACTAGAAAAGAAAACAAAGGACGTAAACGTGCAATGCAAGATGCAGCTGGACCAACAAAGCGTAACAAAGACGTTATGGTTTGTAAGGAAGGTCAATGCCAAGCAAGATAAAATAAAATAGACCATATGGGTTTTGATTTATTTCAAGACAATATTGGTTCAAAGGGCGTGCTTACACAGGAGTGGAAGCCAAACCACGAAGAGTTTGAATATCCAAAAGAGTTTGTTGATTGGATAGACAGTATTAACTCTGGGTGGCAAAACAAATTGAAGTTCAAGCCCTTTGACTTATATTGCAAACAAGCAGACCTCTGGATGGAGGATACATCTGCGATACTGGATTACGACAATGAAGAAGACCAAATGGATTGGCTCTTCACGGAAATTCAGCGTTGTAAAGACAACACTCTTTACTTCTGTAACAAATATGGATTCATAAAAGAAGACCGTGCCGAGAATGGTATGTTACCATACAGAGCTTGGGATGCACAAAAGGTTCTTTTATTCCTATACGACTGTGGATATTCTATGATGATTGGTAAGGCCCGTCAGATTGGTTTTACCACTACCATGTGTCTTGCAGGAATGAAAAGCGCTAATCTAAACAAATCATTATTCATCAAGTTCGTTACCCACTCAAAAGACAAGGGTATAGAAATCTTCCGTGATAAGGTGAAGTGGACATACACTAAGATTCCTGATTATATGGCACAAGAAGTCAAGAACTGGACTGACCAAATCATGAACTTTGATAAGAAGGGAGACAGAAAAGGTCGTGACGAAGGTGGTGGTTCACGCTTCCAAGTAGATACTCCTGCCGTAGATGCAATCAACGGGGGTTCTCCATCTAAAGTGTTTGTGGATGAGATTGGTCTATTCGAGATTTTCGGTGAAATGATGCGTGAAGGTCGACCTGCATTGTTCAAGTTTAACCCAGAAACAGGCAAAATGACTATGCAACAGCAGTTCATCGCTTGGGGAACGGGAGGTGAAATGGACAAGGGTGGTTCTGTATTCGAGTCAGAGTTCAAGATGTGTCTTAAACAATGGAGAGAAAAAAACTATCAGTACGGAATTATACCGATATTCTTCAATGCATACGCAAGAAGAGGGGTTACAGACCAGCATATTCAAAACGAGCGTAAAGCATATCTAGCATTAGAGGGTACAAAGAAGGGGGAAACAGCTAAAGTTCAGTTCCACCAACACTACCCTATCACTATAGATGACATGTTCATCAGAAAATCACGCACGTTGTACCCAATTCATATGTGCAACATGCGACTAAATGAAATATATGGCAAAGATGTTCCTATTGAATATGGATATTTTGAACCAATCCTTGACATGTCTCAGCCAACTCCTGACCTCATTACTGATTTTAAAATTATTGGAGCGAGATGGGTAAAAACAGAGGCACGAGAAGACGTATCAACATCAGCAATCATCATACATCACCCACCTGAGGGGGAAATATGGAAGAACCGTTGGTATCAAGGTACCGACCCCATTAACTCAGAGACGGGACACTCCATGATGTGTAGTGCAATATGGGATGCGTACACAAATTCCGTGTCATCAGTTGTATTTCACCGTGATAAGAAGTTCAAATTCACATATCTTCAAGTATTACTGCAGAGTTTGTACTATGACCAACAAAAAAGAGGCGGTGTAAAGGAGCTTGTGGAGAATAACATCGGTGATATGCACGTTGACTTCCAGGAGATACATGGATTCAAGAATAAATTCACGGCAAATGCGCAGCTTCCTGACTACTTACAGACATTCGGTGGTAAATGGTTCGGAATATCAAATAAAACGAACACAGCGCCACGTATCATGGCTAAAACAGAGGAGATGATTGATTCATATGGACCAAACATTGACGTTCCATGGTTGTGGGAGCAATTAAAGACGTTTGTTGAGAAAGATTTGAAGTCTACAAATAGTCATAGACAGACAAGATACCAAGCTGCCGATTCACGATACGATTATGATGATGCCATCTTTGCGATTACGTTTGCATATATCAATGCTGTATCACATGCGAAGTATGAGCCAGAGAATATAAAGGGAGAAGGTACAGATAAGAAAGTTGTAGTTAGATTTGTCCAATGTAAAGAGACAAACTACAGAATGAAAAGAGCAAGAGTTGATAGGGATACAGGTAAGGTGCTTAAGATTCTTGATTAAAGTCAAGAAAGTACTGATTTCTTTGTACTTTACTTTTATCGAACCCTATGTCTTTGTGTTCCCAAACGGTTCCGTGCTTGTTTGTTTTAACTTCAACAAATATGTCTTGATTATCGAAGAAGTACTTAAGCTCTTTTTTTCCAAGCTTCTTAGCAGATAAATTTTTGTATATCATGCTTGTGTCTTCCCACATTTTATTTTCATTGTACCAGTACAAATGATATTCTGGCTTCTTTCTATCTGTTTCAAATATCGTAGTGATATAACTCTTCATGATAAAGTGATGTGTGCGGTCTTCTATGACCTCTATAATCTTATTGCTTGAGTACTTAGAAGATGTAGTCATTGTATACTGACGAGTTAAAAACAACATCGACTTCCTTCTCTAAATCTGCAGTTTTCATAACTACATAATTAGAGTTCTTGTCGTTAACCCAACAAATATATGACTTTCCAATTTTTAAATTGGTGTTTTTTTCTATTATTTTTTTATAGACCCCTAACTGTAGCGAGTATGTGTTGTACTCACATTCGGAAAGATGTTGAAGACCATTGGTCATTTTATTCTTGTACTTACTGTAAGTAGCTATCTCTTTGTTTGTCTTGTAATCCCATATCTGAAGCTCACTATCAACCACATTATAGAACAACTTGTCAAGCATTCCGCAGATGCGCAAATCTTTATCTCCAACCACAAGCTCTGCTCTTACTAACAATAGGGTGTTGATATAATCCTTGTAGAAATTATCAATCATAAACGTCAAGTCTTGCGCCCCGGTGCTTCTATCTACTTCATAGTGCTTATTGGTAAACTTCAACTCTGCGTACTTATGCAGTTCAGTTCCTTTTGACGTTGATGCGTTCTTGATGTCTTCCCATTCTTGAATTACATCTGCGACGATTAGGCCGTTTTTCGTTGCATATTTTGCGGCGATTATTTCTGTTTCAAATGGCTTTTTGAATTTAGACAGCAACGTAGTAACAGAAGTACATCGTAATCCATCGTAGAAGTATGAGTGGTCAGACTCATCAAATACGATTCCATTGAACTTGTTTAACTCAGAGAATACTTCAAACATAATTACAGCTCTACTGCTTGAAACTCTTCTACTTCTTGCAACAATGCTTCAACAGCAGCTTCTGCTTCTGCGTCATCATCTGTGTATGGTCTGAATCTGTTTGCTAAAAAGAATTTGTATTTGCAGTCATCAGGCAATTCAATCTCTGACAGTTTGTATCCCATCGCCATGTGTTGTTTAGCAAGGTACTTTGCATCTACTACCGTGTAGATTTCTCCTTTCTCAATCCAAAGGTGTGCAGGGAAGTCTGCTGGTCTTGCGTTTGAGTTAACGCATACTACTCTAAATGTTTCCATGTCTTTCAAATAAAAAACCCTCACCCTTCTGTGATACGGCACATAAGAGCAAGGGTTACTTCGTTGGGTAGAACGAAACCTAATTTCCTTATCAGTCCGTATTCTGATGTAGCAAAGTTAGACACATTTTTTTAACCACCAAATTTTTAATCATTTTTTTTACGAGTTAAGAAAAAAAGAAAAAGTAAAAGAAAAGAAAGAAAGAAAAGTGGAGTAAAAGAAAGAAAGAAAAGAAAAAGAGTACATATATTCGTATATACTACGTATATACTCTATATATACTCCAAAAAGAAAAAAAGAACATTCGTCAAAACTTAAAAAAATTGCTATGAAATAATGATTAATTTTGCTTCAATCTATGCACGGTGCATGGTTATATTTTTTTTTAACCTACACAGATGGAGACATCGGTGTTTAATTTATTTTTATCATGGCTTTTAATTACAGATTGCCTCAAATTACTGCGGATTCAGTTACGATTCTGAACACGCCTACAGCTGCTACTGACGTTGTTCTTGCTAGTGGTGGATTAACAGTTAAAGACGAAGGTGGAAACCCTTCTCTTGTTGTTAGAGCTAACGACTTGTTGAGCTTTACTTATGCAGCTAACAATGCTGGTACAGCTAACGCTCGCTCTATTGTTTTAACTTTAGTTCCATTGAACGCTAACACAACTTATGTGTTGACTGTACATGTTCCTTACCTAATCAACTTCTTTGGTGGTGGTCAAGAAACTGGAGCTATCTACCAAACTCGCACGTACACGATTGGATTTGGAGATGGTACAGCTACTCCTCCAACTGTTGATGGTATTGGAAATGCATTTGCTAATGCAATTAACGCTGACAACAACGCTGCTTTCTCTGCAACATACACTAATGCAACTGACACGTTGTTGATTACTGCTGATTCTGCATTTGGTGGTCCTTTGGAGATTACTGCTCCTCTTGGTTCTACAAACACTAACACAACTCCTTGGGTTTCTCCAGTTGGTTCTAACGCTGAAGTAGTTGGTTACGCAGGTAACAACCCTTACGCTACTGCTGCTGCTTACCGTCGTTACATCGTTCGTTACCGCAAAATGGTTCGTCACAGTGCTGTAACAGGATTGCAAGTTATCAAGCCAGTAAACGCTCTTGTTTACTTGGATAACTCTAACGGTGGTACTGCTGCTACTGTTACTAAGTTGACTTCAATCCTTGATGGTTCTTACGCAACTACTGCGGATTACCTTGGTTGTCCAGCTGTGTAATAAATTTTATTACCTTTACGGGGTGGGGATTAATTTCTCCACCCTTTATTTAAAAATATGGAAGAGAAACAAGTCGATGTAATCCTCTTCGGATTAGAAACAGAAGGAGACCTTAGACTTGAATATCCCGAGCTTGCTGAGACGGAAGAGTTCAAGAATCTCAAGGTTAAAGAAGTAAGACTCTGTTGGTTGTTGGGGAATAGAACATCACCCATCTACAAGCTGAGCAAAAGAGACAGACTAAGCAAAGCCCTTGAGCTTGTTTATGGTCAATACTACGACAGACATTCTGAGGCAAAACTACTTGCAACGGGAGAGATGCCAGACCATATTCGATTGGGAATTAAGCGTATGGAAACATACACCCCGGAGTACAGATTAAGGGCAAAATTGTTGAGTCAGTACATGTTTGAAATGCTAAATAACATGGTCGTATTGGATGCGACAACAGTGGCGTCCATGGACATAGATGAGAAAAAGAAATATACCGACCTAATGATAAAGGTTCACGAGCAACTGCCCGATATGGTAAAAAGACTTGAGACCTCTTATGGAATCAAGACTACGGACAGAAAAACGAAGAAACAAGTTATGGTTGGAATAAACGATGTATTGAGATAGTATGAGTTATATTTTCAGCACAGGAAACATCAGACCGAATAGGCTGACTTCCAAAAAAGACAAGACGTACCACAAGGACTATGCAAAGTACTGTCTGTCTGCGATGAGTAATTACATCTACCGAAGATATATAAACAAGTGCCTTATCAACTGGTCTTTCTTCAAGGGAGGAGACGGCCAGTGGATTTTTGATGAGGACGTTGAGAGTTTCTTTCTCGATGAATCAGGTGACATTCGTAACCGATTAAAGTGGACTAAAAACGTAATCAAACCAATGGTACAGCAGTACGTTGGTAATGCTATTCGTTTGGCTTATGACGCTAAAGCCACTTGTATTTCAGACTTCGTAATTAACAAGCGTGAGTCTGAATTAGCTAAGCTTAAAACATATCAAAAAATTGCCGACACATATCCATTTTTTAAGGATATGATTAAGGATAACACAGGTGTCCAAGATACAGAGTTTGAGACAGAGCAAATGTTCTATAACACCTTTGTTGAAGACTACGAGAAAGACATAAATAACCTCATCGAGTTTGTTGCGCAAGAGGTTAACATGGATGAGTTGAAGGTTCAGATTACTCGTAACCTTGCTCTTTGTGGTATCGGTATCTACAAAGGATACGAGGCGAATGACATCTATTGTGCAGAAGCAGTAAACCCATTGTTTTTTATTTGGGATATGTCTGCCAAAAAGCCTGACTTGCGTGATGCTGAGTTCATGGGTGAGTGGTACTACATGGATGCTCCAAGTATCTTTGAGCGATTCCAGGACTTGACCAATCAAGAGCGTGAGGCAATCGAGAACTACGGAAATCAAAATACACACAACGTACATAAAATCATTAATGGTATCTACACGCAGGCAGCAGGTAAAGTTCCTGTTTACGAAGTATATTGGAAAGACCTTGATAAGCGTGAATATGGGTGGGTACTTGACGAGTATGGGTATCCGTACTATACAATGATTAACAACCCTGATTCAAAATATACTGACAAAGACTTGATTAAGCCTGCGACAGACAAGCATCAAAAAGAAATGGGTGATAAGAAGAAACATACAATCTATGTTGACATTCTTCGTTACTGCATTTTATTACCACAAGAAGAGATTGGAAATGGATTAGGAGATATTATCCTTGAGTACGGAATTGCTCCTTACCAAGAGAAGAATCTTTATGACCCTGCCAATGTAAGATTCCCTTACAAATGCTATACATGGGTATATGACCGTGGAGATGTATTGACTCCGCTTGATGATGTTATTGACCCACAAAGATTCTTGAATAGAACGCTATCTGTAGTTGAATCGCACATGGCTAACATGCGTGGAACTGGTACAGTTATCTCTAAGTCTGCGGTAGATGACCGAGATGGAGAGGCAGATATTACAAGAAACATCAACGCTTCAAAGCCAATCTTTGTCGACACAGACCGTGTTGGTTCGGTGCAGAACGCTATAGGAACATATGGTACAAACATTGGTGGAGGAACCCTTGAATTGTTCAGTGTTATCCAACAGGTACAGAATAGTATCCAAGATGTTACAGGTGTTAACGAGGCTATGACTGGAACTCAAGGGGGTAGTGATGTTCTTGTGGGAGTTATTGAGGCGCAGATTCAGCGTGGTTCATTGGTTCAAGAGCCTTTCTATTGGGCGCTTACATCAATCCTTCGTCAAGCATACGAGCATATCGCTACTGTTGGTAAAATGGTTTACCATGACAACCCACGTAGATTGGCTCAAATTGTTGGAGACAAAGGATTCCAAACAATCAACATTACTGAAGACGATTTGCTACAAGATTACAGAATCTTTATTAAACGTGCAGAATCTCCTGAGCAAGGAATAAACAACGGAAACACATTGCTGTTTACTCTTCTTCAGGCTCAGATGATTGACCAACAAATGTTTGCTGAACTATTTAATCGTTCTACACCTGATTCTATTGCGAATGCTATCCGCAGATTCCAAAGAGATAAGATGCAGGCTGATTTCATGGCTCAGAAAGATGCTACCAAAATGGAAGCTAAAAACAATGTTGCTATGGCTGAGCAGGCAGACCAAATGGCTCAACAGCAAGAAGGCCAACAGCAGATGGCTATGGATATGCAGCAAATGGCACATCAACAAGATATAGAAAAAATTGCATTAAAAGAAGGTGCAAAAAATGAAAGAGAGCAGGCTAAAATAGATAGCATGCAATAAATGTGTAATTTTGACAAAAATAAATAAGTATGAGCAACGACATCTTTGAAAGAGAAGTTGAAGCTGCATCAGGTCAAATGGAGTATAATGACTCTTTTGACGTGTCTGATTTAGACGCTGAATCGCAGGAACAACTAAGACAAGTTGAGGCTTTAGCAAGAATGGATGAATCATTCGCTAATTCCCAAGAGTACCAAGACTTGATGAAAAGCTTGAATTCAAGCCGTCAAGCAGCATCGAATGACGATGATGATGAGGAGGACTATAATGAAGACGAGGAAGACGTAGACCCAGAGGATATCTTTGGAGTTATGAAGCCTCAGAAGCAGAAGGAAATCCAATTAACCTTTCAGCCTAGCAAGGAGATGATTGGTTTTTTGAATAATCATTATGGCATTAAAGATGCATCTACGTTCTTTTCATCGGTAGATACTTGGAGACAGCAAGCACAACAGGGTTCTGAAATTGAGAAGAACTTTGAAGCGCTAACAGCTGACTTGCAAGCATTGCCACCAGAGATTAAAACCGCTGTCGAATTGTGGGCGAATGGTGAAGACCATATGTCTGCATTTGAGATGACGCAAAGACTGGACTTCTCAGCTGATTTTGCAGACCAAGACGTTGAGAGCCTCGTTCAGCACTATTTGCCTGATGAGTACGACGAGTTAGCCGAAGCCTATGAAAATGGTGAGATTGACGAAGACGAACTCGAAGACAAAATGATTTTGTTGGCGAAATCAACAAGACGACTGTTCTCAGGAGAGAAACAAGCGTTAGATGAAGAGCGTGAGGAGTTCCTCGAGCGTCAGAAGAATGAATTTCAGATGATGAAGAAGAGCGCACTCCTTTCCGCAGAGAATCTAAGTAAGGCTTACCCTAACTTCAGTAAGTCCGAAGTTTCAAAAATTCGGAACATCTTGGTAGAGGGGAAAGTGGACAGTTTGTTTATGAAGCCCGATGGGTCGTATAACGATGATGCTGCAGAGCTAGTCGCATATGCGGTTTATGGCAAGAAAATGTTGGAGTCCGTCAAGAAGGTAGCTGAGAGGTCAGGTGAAAGTAAGGCGAATCAAAAGATAGTTGATTCAAGTCCTAAGTCAGTCAGAAAGCAGAAGTCATCAGGTTCGATGAATCCTGCAGGAATGGAAGGCTATGGTCACTTGAGTGGAGTATTTAAGAATGACCCTTACGCTTAATAAATTGTAAACTAATTAATTGTTTAACTATGTCATTGTACAACGACAATTCAACGAAGTTCTCGAACCAGAACATTAACTCCGTAGGTTCCGAGTATGCTTCATTGTACGGACACGATATTTCGTTGTTGGTACAGAAACTTACTAACCGAGCTATCTTTGATGCTGCTCCACAGCAGTTCATGGATTTGAAGCTCCTTAACATGGTTCCTGCAGAGCAAGTGAATTCTGACGAATTCTTCTATCAGGAAATGGGTTATCAGCGTGAGCCACTTGTAGCTACTGCAGCTTCTGCAGCTGTTTCTTGGCCTACTACGCAGACTATCTCTGTTGCTTCTGTAGACAACATCTCTACTAACACAATCATCTCTTACCCTAACGGTCAGAAAGGTAGTGTTACTGTTGTTGACACATCTTTGTTGACAATCACTGTTTCTCCTTACAACGGAGACACTTTGCCAGCAGTTGCTATCAGCGATGTTCTTGCTAACGTATCTACAGTTGACCACGATGGTTCTGAAGGTTTTGCTCAGTACTTCCGTGCTTCAACAATCGAGCGTAACAACTACATCCAGTTGTTCAACAAAGCTATCCGCTACTCAGAGGTTGAGCTTCACAAGTTGAAGAACATGGGTACAACTTCTAACTTCCTTGAAATGGAGCGTAATGCGATGTTTAACCAACACCGTATTGACCTTTCTAACGCATTCTGGACAGGACAAAAAGGTGAGGTTATCACTCAGAATGGTACTCCTGCTAAAACAACAGGTGGTGTATTCACTGCTATGCTTGAGGCTGGTTCTCCAAATGCACTTGCTACATCAGGTACTTTGGTTGACGCATTCGAGGACATGATTCTTTCTTCTGAATATGGTGAGTATGGTGCTGCTCGTATGGCGTACATGACTCCTCGTATCCACCGTATGCTTTCATTAGCTTACAAAGAAGAATTGACTCGTTACGCACCAAACGACGAAATCGGATTGTTGAACTTGAAAGAGGTGAACATCGGTTCTTCTCGTATCGTTCTTGTTCCTTACAAGCGTTTTGAAGATGCTGCATCATTCCCTAGCTCTTTCGCTAACCGTATCTGTATCCTTGATATGAAAAACATCAAGCGTACACAACTTTGGGGTGAGCGTTCTGGAGACACGTTGAAACTTGAAGACGGAGTTCCAAAGCGTTATGGAGATGTATGGGTTGACTGTAACATGGGAATCAAATTCCACAATCCACTTGCTTGCGCATACGTTGATATTCCAATGTAATAACAACAAACATATAATAGGGGAGGGCATAAAACTCTCCCCTTTATTTTAACATTAAGATTATGCCGATTAAAAAAGAAAAAAAAGATGTGGTTGCCCCAACTGAAAATTCAGTATTTGAGGAATCACACAACACGTCACTTTTTGAAGAAGTGAATGAAGAAGCTGTAGTTGAAACTAAGCCTGTAGTTGAAGAGAAAGAAACATCTTTACCATTGTCTCTTGTTCAGAAGATGATGAAAGAAATGGAGGAGAAGTTGATGAACAAATTCTCTAATCAGCTTGAGAAACTGAAGACTAAAAAAGCAGTTGAACAGCTTGATGAAGACCTTGCTTATGTCGCAGAATTGGAAGAGGATTGGTTGGACATTCCTGTAGTGTTTTTTGCCTTCTCGTTTAACTTCTCTATCCATGGTGATAAGAAGCGTGGGATTGAAGAAGAACCACCTGGAGGAGCCGTTAAATTCCAACCCTTGATTCGTACAAAGCGTAGAGGTCAAAAAGGCATTCAGGTAATTTCCGTATCTTCGGTAAAAGTTCAGTCCAAGCAGCTTATGAATTACTTACGAAGCCATAGCCAATTTGGAATTGCGTTCTATGAGAGCGTTGGTTCGGTTATGAGTGTAGATGCTACATGGGCGCAAAAAATGGTTGAAGCTCAACAATCAATCACACGATTGTCTGATATTCAAGTGATTGCACGAGCTAAGCAAGAAGGAATCTCTGTATCTCAAAGCCCTGAGTCTATGAGACGACAACTTGTTGAAAACATGGCAAAACGGTCTATTGACCAACAAGATAAAATGCTTTACGGGAATTTGAGAAATTCAGTTCTCGATAAAGACGGAAGAAGTATAACAGAAAAAACTATCGGGTAATCATGATTTTGGCGCAAGATTTACGAGACCAATTAGCTTTCGCTTTAGATGCGGAGGGGTCAGACCATTATAGGGATGACTTAGACTATATCCCTGCAATTAACGCAGCGGTAAAGTGGCTAACAAATATCGTAAATGCTGCATATGGCCAAGATAAATTAAGCGAAGAGTTTTTTAGAGATTTAGCATACTCTGGGGTGTTTCTAACAAGTGACACCTCAAGAGTATCTCTCAATATATTTCCAAGCGAAGTGTGGACTATATTATCAGTTCTCGCAAAGCCTAAAACAAAAGCTGCGGCAGGAGTTCCTGTTCCAGCGACACCTGATTCTACAAGGAGCTACTACCTTCCGAATAGAATCCACTTATCATCAAGCGATGCTTGTAAAAGACTGAATGTAGAAGAATGGTCTTTAACTTCTGAGAACCCTTTTGAGGCAGGATACCAAGGTAGTCAACTTTGCCCTGCTCTTCGATTGTATGCTTATTTGTCTCCGTATAACTATAATGGAACATCTAATACAAACAAAATGGCGGAGATTGAAATTAGACCAACTGAAGTAAACAAAGAAGTAACAATAGTTTGGGCTAAGAAGCCATCTGTAATCACATCACTTTCTCAAAGCATAGAGTATCCTAATAGCGTATTCCAGTTGTTATTTGATAAAGCTTTGAATTATATAGCGTATAAGCAAGGAGACCAAACTACTCTTTACTCTGTTTCAACTGCAGACATTCAGCAACTAATAAGCACTTTGTGATATGACATATAGATATTTGATATACGACTTAAACAAGAATTTTAGTCAGGCATTTGATGATGCAGATTTTACGCTAAATCAAATTATGTATTGGGTAATGGTTGTGTCCAATAGATTGCGTACACAACATTATTTATCAACAAAGTCAGACTTATTTGTTTCTACGTTTAGTAGCGTTACCGTTCAAACGGACGCAAAGGGTAGAAAGTACATAGATTTACCGTCTCAAGTGATGGACTTACCTAACAATTTAGGTATAGTATATATCACATACAATGTAGACACATGCAAATGTGAAGGACCTAACTTTGCTCAAGTGTGGTTCTCTCCTACAAACATTGGTTCGTTACAGCATTTATATCTTGACGAATACACTAAGCCAAGTGTTAAAGTTCCTTATTTCTATCGTGTAGGTCAATCTGTTGATGGAGTATCTGTAAACAGAATCTACTTGGTAGGGGTAGAGTGTATAAACATTCAAGATGTAGAGATAGCAATACGCTCAACATTAGACCCTCAGACTTTGTGTAGTCTTGATGAAGAGGTTAACTTACCTGATGAATTGATACAAGAGTTGATGATGCAGGTATTGCAGTTGGGTCGATTCGTTATGTTGATGCCTACAGAGAATATCAATGACGGTGAAGACGATGCGGAACTTGATAGTCAAATGTACGCAAACAGAGCTATTAACCTGCCTGATGCCACATCAGTACAACAAACAGAACAATAATGACATCTCACGACTTTGTATCAGTAGACCACTTACTTGCTGAGATTACAGCAACAGTAAATGACACAGAATTTAGAAATGGATTCAATAAAGGATGGTATATCTCTCGCATTCAAGATGCGATGCAGGAACTATCTTTTGATACATTTTGGCAAAAGGTAACTCATGACTTTGAGATGCCTGAGAACTGCCGTATCAAGATGCCAGAAAACACATTCAATCTTCGTGAGCTTTATCTATACAATGGTACTTTGTGTAATCCACAAAAGACTCAAGTAGTTTATTGGAAGCGATTGTTTGACAATAGCTACGATGGAACAGGGTACACAGCAAAGGTGAAAGATGACGGAAGTAACGCTGTCGATTTGTTCCAACCTAACCAACGATTAATGCAGCATAACCTTCAAGGGTTCTATGGACCTAAGTACTACTATAACATTAGTGGGGACGGAATTGTTATGTTCAGCAAGGAGTGTAAAGAATTTCCATACGTTAGAATGCGATTAAATGGAATGGGCGTTCCGAATGGAGACTTGCCTATTGTTCCACGTTTCTTTGAGCGTGCAGTAGTAGACTATGTAGAGGAGAAATTCTACAACGCTATGAAGTCTCGTGACCCAAGAATGTATCGACCATTGTGGTCAGATGCTTCATTAAAATTAAATGACTTGACCAATGGAAGTTGGAACAAGGCTCGTAAAAGAATTAAGGCTATGGATACTCGTGAGAAGGAGTCCATGGAAGAGTATATCAGTTCAATGTACCATAAGTAATGGATAAGCCAAAAATCCTTATTCGCTTAACTTCTCAATTAAAAGAGAAGGGGGATAAAAACGCTTATTCAAATGCATTGGGCATTCTGCGAAAGAATGGGATTATAGAGCCTAATTCTCTTAAGCTGACTGAAAAAGGAAAGGTAAGGGATAAGATGAGCGCAGAAGAGCGTGCTATAGAGCGTAGAATGAGAAACACAAACAACGATGCTGAAGATTACATATACGACCCAAAGACCAATCAAGCAACTCTTAAATACGGAAGAAAAGTAAAATGAGTACTGCTAAGAAATCGAATCCAAAGCTTTGGAGCAGAATTGTATCTGAGGTTAAGTCAAGCTCAAAGGGCGGAAACTCTGGACAATGGTCTGCACGAAAGGCTCAGCTAGCTGTTGCCAAATACAAGAAAGCAGGAGGTGGATACAAGGGCGCTAAAGGCTCTGATAATAGCCTATCGAAGTGGACTAAAGAAAAGTGGGGAACCAAGAGTGGTAAACCAAGTCTAGAGACTGGAGAGAGATATTTGCCAAAGGCGGCAAGAGAGTCATTGTCTTCTAAAGAATACAGCAGAACATCAAGAGCAAAGAGATTGGGCATGGCTATGGGAAAACAATTTGTACCACAGCCAAAAAGCATTAAAGAGAAAACAGCTAAATATAGAGACTGATGTCATATTTAAATGCCAATATACCAATCATAAACTGTTTAATCAGAAACGAATTTTTGTTTAATCACAAAAAAGGTCACAAAGAGTTTACTCCATGTGACGTTCATTCGGTTGCCTCAATACAAGGTAGAACACCTTTGTTTGAAGCATTTCTTGAGAATGGTGTTAATTGGACGAGAAGACCCATTAGTGCTTTCGCATGGAAAGAAGAAGCCGAAGAGTTGCCGTTGACTGAATATATCTATTGGGATTGTTTCAGCCCGTACATTGACGTAAAAGTTAGGGAGAGACTATCAGGGTTAAGAGCTGACCTAATATCAATTACAGGAGTAAAAAGACAAGGAATTTACTTGTTTACACTTGATTGGTCTCACGAAAATAGAAACAACTTAGACCTAGGGTTTTCTGAAACGCCAGAACATAAGTGTGGGCATCTATTTAAAATGGATAATGGCAACTATTTTATCTATCCAAACAATAGAATTATTTGGTTTGATAGAGCTTGGACATTTGAGAGAATAGACAAAAATCCTGGGTACGAAATTGACTTGAATATTTATTCAGTCGAAAACAAAACATACCACTCAACAGATTACTCTTATATTACTGAATTCAAAAAAGAAGATTGATATGGCTTCAAAAGTTAACAAAGACTCAATGCCGTGTAATAGTCCACGGCCTGCTAATGATGGTAAGCATAAGCGTGTGGTTAAGGCTTGCGCTGACGGTCAAGAAAAAATTGTCCGATACGGAGCTAAGGGTTATAGTTCAAACTACAGTCCTGAGGCACGAAAGCAATATAGAAAGCGACATGCGAAAGAAGCAAACTCATCTAAGCTAACAGCAGGTTGGTGGGCTTTCCATGACTTGTGGAGCAAGGGTTCTACAGTATATCGTGAAGGAAAATCATCAGGCAAGGGAGAACGATTCGCAAAGAAAGGTAAAGCAATTAAAAAAGCAATGGCATGAGAAGAGGTTTGACGGGCGCTATGAGCGCAGGTAAAGACGCAAGAAACAAGCCTACAAGTACTCCTTCTCGTGGATTAGGAGATACTATAGCGAAATTCACCAAAGCGACAGGTATTGATAAAGTTGCTAAATTTGCAGCTAAGGCAGTGGGCGCTGAAGACTGTGGCTGTGATGGCCGAGCAGAAACTTTGAATAAAGCGTTCCCATACAAAAACAAATAGCATGAAGCAACAGCACCATCCTACAGATACAAGGACATACGAAAAGGGAATATCTTCTGATACAAACAAGGAAATACTTGGAGCAAGTGAGGAAGGTGGACATGTAGACGCATTGAATATGCGTAGTATGCCTATGGATGGAAACAACCTTGCTGCTAAGAAAATAAAAGGAGAAGACCTTAACTACCCAAACATAGACAACAGATGTTTCTTAGAGGTTCCAGGAATCATTGATGAAGGATATGTTTGTATGATGACTCAAGAGATTGATAATCATATCATTGAGATTTGGGCGCACCCTGAATATGAGGACTATCCCCCATTCATGCGTGTGGACGGTCAGATTGTCCTGATGAGTGAAAACTTTCCCGTTGACCTAGACCACCCATTGCAGTATCACAAGAACGAAAACTGCGTGAGTGGTGAGTTCTATATCACGAACAACAATACACCTCCAATGGTATTCTCGTTGAAAGACTTGATGACCCATTCTGGTATGCTTCCTGGCACAGAGTGTGACCTTACATACTTTGACTTATTCAATATAGACAAGTACACTATTCAGTCAACTGGTATATTGCATAAACCATTGTTTATTAAGCAAACTGCTTCAGCGTCAGGAGTTTATGATTCAGTGATTGGGGGAACAGGAATACCTGTTGGTAGTTACTCTTACTCATATCGCTATGTAACCACGCAAGGAGACAGAACACCTTTCTCTCCATTTACGGAATTGATTCCAGTTGTAAGAAATAGTAGCACAGCATTCTCTCCGTACTTTCCAAACACACGGACATTTTCGTCTGTACCTGATATAAATAGCAATACGCCATACGGAAACCACATCAGAATAAAGTACGAAAACAACTCTGACTTTTCTTTCATAGAAATCAGAAGAGATTCTTGGTACACTGGAACACCTATAGATGTGCCACCAGTATCTGAGGTAATCGGAAGTATTCCAATTACGGCAGGTTTAAATGTCATAAATGTTCTTGATAGAGCAAGTGGAACATTTGAAGGTGCAGTAATCCTTGACTTAGAAGAACAGACAAATCAATTCAATTCCGTTGAGCGTGCGAAGTCTATTCGCTACTTTAACGACAGATTGTATTTGATGAATATTGCGTATAAACCTAAAGACTTAGGTGGAGCTATAACATTCGTTGATGATACAGAGCCTGTGTTTCCTGTGATTCAAAAGCTGTTTAAGCAAGGACATAAGAATGTGTACAACGCTGCTATACACAAAAGCTACATGCGTGGAGAAAAGCATGCGTTCGCAGTTGTGTTGTTTGACGAAAAACATAGTTCAACATATGCAGAGCAAATACCGGGTAACGCATTAAACTATCAATTCCCTAACCGAAGAGAGCCACTATCAACGGAATCTTTAGGTATGTCTTATATGGGAACTGTTTACGCTCGTGACGTTGATGGGAATATAAACCAAACGCATGAGGTGTTTGACCACTACGATGCTGTAAGAAGAGAGGCTTTTGATGATAGCAACGGAGACTACTTGATTTCAGTTAAGGAAAATGACCCTTTCAATGTATTGACTCCTACGTCTCAAAATGATTCAGACACTACATATCAATATAGAATAGACCAAGAAGTAGGTTTGGATGGAACTCCAACTGAAGACTTTAATCCTAAAGGGTTTGGATTGGATTACTATTCAATGGGTTATGCATTTAAGGGGATTGACACATATCCTGAAGAATGGTCTGATGGTTTCTCTGTTGTTCAGACAGACCCTGCTATGCGTGTGGTTGCCCAAGGCTTTGGATTCTATTCATTATCTGAAGCAGAGAAGCTTGGTCAAGCTGATGGAGCAAAGAGTACAGATTCAATTTGGGCATATTTCCCAGATTTGGAATTATTGTATCCTGAGGTGTACGAAGATGTATTGAATAATCCTACGAGTTACCAAATACAATTTGTTTCTCCTCTTGGTTACTACACAGAGGTGTATTCTCACATCAATGATGTAATTGATATTAGAGACAAGGGTGCAGACATGATTGTCTATCCACGAATAATTCGTGATGGTATAGATGCTGATGATGGGCAAGCAGTATTTAATCCTGTATTGGAGGCTGATACTGGTATATTAGACCCATTCACTGGATACAACTATATCCCTTATGGTAAGTTTACCAATACAACAAATAGTGATTCTCCTGCTTTCCCTTCCAATGGAAACGGAAACGCAGTATTTGATATTTTACAGACAAGCAACGTAACTACATATTCTGGTTCTCAGTCTTATTTGAACATTAAAGTTGATGCTCAAATCTATAACGAGACAGGGCCTAACTCTTCTACCAATCCTAACTTAAATGCAGATGATGCAGGAGTTATGGAATGGAGAGAGCCAATGTATGTAGTGAACTTGATTAAGAACTCAGACATAAACCCTGGGCTTACTACTCAGTATAAGTACTGCGCTAATTATATTAAGTTCAACTCATTAGTGCTTGAATCAAATGGGGCATTAAATCAATCAGCACAACTTGTATCTGAAAGATGGGAAGATTGTATTCCTACGTTTACTGGAGAGGTAAATAATGACTACGCAGCATACTACAGATTTGTTTATGTTGTTGACGAGTCCTTAGTAGAGAGAAGATGGTTGAACGTAACAAATGAATCAGCAGGATTTATCTCTGGTATCTTAGCAACATTGTCTTCTTTTGGCTCTGCGACTGTAACTGACGTATCAGGTACATACACCATCTATGGAATATATACACATACTCAGACTCAGGATGACATGTGTCCTATATTCACATTGAACTTTGATTTCATTTTGGGATACGAAGACTATACATCCATCCCATTAGGAAGCAAGGTGTATGTTAAATACGACAATAGAATTCCTATCCGTATATTCAATGGAGACACCTATGTGAATGAATCTGTATGGGCTGTAATGGATAATGAATATGGTCCAACTGGAGAGCCTAAAGATTCTTTGGCGACATTCACTTGGAACATCCCATTCCCATATAAGAGTTACGAATATGCCGATGGATATAGAGTTTGGCAAAACACAAGTCCATGGAACTATGCATCAAACTCTGATAAATTCAAGTTCAATGAAACTGGTATTCGTGGAGCATGGATTCGTCAAATGATTACGATGTGGACTGCGGAGACACGAATCAATTTGTCTTTTGCATTCAACAATGAGTCTCCAGAAAAAGCTAACATTGACCAACACTTCCCGTTAATCAACTATATTACTCGTCCTTACAAGTGGCAAACGGGTAGCGAAGAAGATAGAACTACGTTTGAAAATAACAACAATCTTAATCCATTGTACTTCAGCAAGTATGGGTACGAATGGAATTGGTGGTCATATGGAGGATTTAGATTTAGCCCTCAAACAAACATTGATTACACAAAGAGTCAGACCACAACCATATATACATCAACGCCTGCCGTTGGCTTTACAGAACAGTCGGATTATTGTACACGAATCATTTGGTCAGAAAGACGACCAATAAACATTCAGAACACTCCGACTGTAAAGACTTTTGCTGCTAATAATTACTTTGATATCTCTGATGACACAGGGGAAATTAAGTTTGCATTCAGCTCATTATCTAACGACAAGGGTAACAACCTTTACGCTATTACAGACAGCGGAGTGTGCTTGTTGCTCGTAGACAAGAGAATCATCCATGAAATCAATGCGAATGAACTAGCAACGATTGGTTCAGACGTTGGTGGAATTCTTAATCAACTTTGGATTGATAGAACGATTGGAATGACTGATGAGACTTGGAGAAGTTGGGCAGAGTACTCAAATGTTCTATTCTTCATTAACGATAGAGGGGCATTTGGATTTAGCGACAACGAACTCACTGAGCTTAGCCGTAACGGATTCTACGAGCTGTTTGAAAGACAATTCTTATCTAAGCTTAAAGATGGGTACATAAGTAATCTTTGTGGAGTATATAACGTAAAGAATAAAGAATACATATTCAACATTGAATTTGACAGAAATCATTCAACTATGATTTACGGTGTAGACCAAAAGGCTCTACAATGTCAAAGCTCATACAATTACGATAAGTACCTTCAGCTTGGTCACAAGTTATATGGTATGCGTAATGCTCAGACGTTTGAACTTGGGATTGGGAATACATTGTTTGACGGAGACATCACTTGCTACATTGCAGGCGTATCTGATAAGGACGCTTACTTTGATAAAGAGTTTATCCGCATCAGGGTTAACTCTCCATCTAAGCCAGAACAGATATACTTCTACGACAGCTACGATGATTACAAGACTAACAACTATTCATCCGTTGTTGATGCTGTAGCTAATCCAATATCCATTAAAGATTACTATGGATACGAGTGCTATATCCCAAGAAAGGATTTAGCTCCACACTATAGACAACAAGGACGTGTGCTTATCTTTAAGATTGTTAGCACTACAGATGAAGAGTTCTTAGTGGTAAGCACGGGAGTTCAATATAAAGCATTGAAATAATTCATATTTTTGTAAAAACGAATATTATGGGAAAAGGGGTCGGAGACGCTGTAAGAAATATAGGTGGTTCACTAATGGGGGCTGCCCAAATTGGTATGGGATTACGTCAAAGAAAGAAGGCTGATGCCTTACTTCCTACACCAGAAGATAGATTAAGCCGTGGGTACTTGAACATGATTCAAGGAAGACGCAGAGCTTTACAAACTGGTACAGCTAACAATACAGACCGTGCTGCTGTTCGTCAGCTGATGAAGAGCATGGGTACTGCAGGGTTCCAAGCGGGAGGACAAGTAAACACAGGCGTGCTATCACAATTACTTTCACAACAAGCAGAGAACATGCGTGCTGCTAGTGCCGCTGAAATGGGTCAATTAACTCAGCAAGAAGGCGCTCAAGTAGGTGAGATGGCTCAAAGAAAATCTGACCTTGGAATGTATCGTTCTCAGACTATGGCTGCTCGTGCAGAAGGTAATGTAAAAGCAGGAGGTGAAAACCTTATGGCTAGCATTATGGGCGCACAAGGTCAAGACAAGGATGGTAATAAAACAGCTGGCAAAACGGGTGGTATTGTTGATATGCTAGGGAAAGGAAAGAAGGCTAAAGCCTTTTCTCAAGTTGTCCCAATGATAGCAAAAGGAGCCGCTATGGCATCTGACATCAATCTGAAAGAGAACATCTCTCACGTGGGGGTTGAGAATGGATTCAACATTTACGAATACAACTATAAGAATGACCCATCATCTCGATACAGAGGTGTAATGGCACAAGAGGTGGCATTAAGCCGTCCTGATGCTGTTGCTACTAAAGATGGACACTTGGCTGTTTACTACGATGTGATTGGTCTTACTATGAAAAAAATTAAGTAATACACAATGGCTAAAGAGAAACGTACAAGAGAGGAGCGTAAGCAGGGAAGAGAGCTTAGAAGAGACGAAAGGCGTGGTGAAAGAATTAGAAAAGCTATTGCTAAAAGCGATGAAGAGATAGGCTTTAGGAAACAGCCTATTAATCTTGATGAAAACCTTCGAGACCCAGGTTATACGAAGACAAAGCCTGTGACGGTTGTCATGAGGGACAAAACAATCGATAGACTTAATAACGGTGAATTATATACTCAAAAGGGTAGTATAGAGGCTTACTCTAAAGACAATACACAAGAGGCTGTTGCTAAATCTGTCAGAACTCAATTAGACTATAAAGCAAGTTTAGGTGAGATTGATGCGAAAGACAATACTCAATTAGCTAACGGAGTAATACAATCTCAAGCAAATTCTACTCCAACTGCAGGAGCCGCAATAATATCAGCTATAGGCAATAATAGTGATGCCACTACTACTGACTTAAATAAACTTCCAAATGCTGCTACTACTGTAAACACGACTCAAAAGCAAGAAGACGATGCTATTGCTAACAATGCGATAAATGTTAATAATGCTGTTGATGCTGAAACTGCTGTTGATGCAACTCAAGCTGAGACAGCCGTAGATGGGGGTGTAACTCCTGCGGCAGGGGCTACAGAAACTGTGAGCGCTCCTATTGGCGGAGATGGAACTCTTGCTGTTCAGCAGATGCAGGGTGGTGCAGCTACATTTGACCAAGGATTAAATAGAACTAAAGTTCAAGACGAAGTAACAAATGCCGCCTTTCAAGGATTTTCAAATGCTCCAGTTGTAGCTATTGAAAAATTAGGCATCCAAGACTATTTTCCAAATGCAGGAGAAAACATTGCTGTGGGTTCTTATAGTGGTAAATACATAGGTAATACGACTATCTTCGCAGCACCCGGAGCAAGAGTTCCATTTGGACTTTATGATGCTCGTATGCGTGCGTTAAAAGAGGCTGCCGCTGATAGACAGAAAGCTATTGATAAGATTATCACTGCTCCACAAACTGCTGAACAATATCAGCAAGTCTTTAATGAGTATTTCTTTAGTGGTGTGGAATCTCTTCGTGCTAAATATGGAGACGACCCTAACGCTATCTTATCAAGCCCAGAAGGAGCAAAATTTTTTGCCAATGCCAATGCTATAGCTCGTGACTACACGAAGGCTGTTGCTTATGCTGAATCTACTCTTAAGACATATGCTGATAATAAAACATACCTTCCTGATAGCATGAGAAACAAATGCTTGGAAGTGTTGTATGCTACGGGTGACGATTGGAAGAAAGCAATGAACGGAGAAGGTTCTTTGATAAACAGTTTGAACGGAGTGTTGTCTTATGTGAATGTTATGCCTGATATTGAGAAATATGCAACAGAAGCATTAAAGCCTGAAAATTTAACTGAAATGCCTATGAACCTTAAGACTGGAGGGGAGTATGATAAAGAATCATTTGTCGCAGAGCGTGAAAACTTCTTTATGAGAGTTAGAAGTGGGGGCATTCAAGAAGGCTCCAATCAGTACGTTGAGGGTATTAGAAAGTATTTTACAGGAGACTATATTAAGGCTATTACAGCCATATGTGCCGCTCAAAATGTTAGTGAGGAACAGACTCAAGATGCTATCAGATACTTTGAGGGTAGAATCCCTAAAGAGAGCATTGAGTTCAAGTACAGCTCTGTAAATACAAATGCAATGGCATTGGCTGAGTTAGCTCAAAGAGATAAAGAATGGAGAGCAGAGCAAGACAACAGAAAGCTTAGCTTTGCTGGAATTGTTAATAGTGGAGGAACTGACTATAGAAACCCTAATACTGGTATGACATTTAATGAAGAAATAGCTAAATTAAATAAATCAGGTCTTAAAGGTGCTGCTCTTGAAAAGAAACTGGAAGAGTTACATGGTATATACATGGGCGCTACAAGTGGTTCTTTTGCAAAGGTTGATAAAAATGGAGTAGTAGTTACTACGATTCCTCTTCCAAAAATTGACGTTGTTCAAGCAGACCCTCAAAAAAGGTCTTTCACAGTCACATTTAAAGACCCTCTAACTGGCAAGCCTGTTTCAAAGCAAATGACTGCTGCTCAGATTGCGCAAACGCCTCCGAACTTTAAACTTTCTATTGGTGGAAAAGTTATTGAAAGTAATAGTGATTATGCTACGATAGTTGAAAGGCCAGTTTCAATGGAATCAAGACATGCATATTATGATTCAAATGGAGACATACATTATCAAACTGCAGCGAAATTAGATGATTATGATAAGTCTTCATTAGGTAGAAGAGTCATATTGGAAACAGAAAAAGTTCAGGTATATATACCAAAAACCATGTATGCTGAAGACGGAAGGCCATACCAAGGTTACGAAGCAATTCCAGGCCAAGTGCAAGGAAACACCTACAATATATCGAATCCTGCTGGACAAGCAATGGTCGATGAACGAGTAGGATTTAGCCGATGGCAGTCTGCTCAAGCACAAGCTGGCGGACAAACAACAGTAAGCTCTGGTTCAACAACGACACGATAAACACGATAAAATGAAAAAATTACTTACAAGCCAAGAAGTAGAGATGATGAACAATCTTGGTAATTTAGAGATGTTTGCAAGCCATACTTACAAACATTTAGCAAACAGCATGAAGACAATCGGTTTCCTTGGAGCTGAGAAATTCTTCAATGCAGAATGCTTATCTGAACTTTCGCATTACGATAAATTGCAAACATTTATGAATGACATGAACGAGCAGTTAGAGGTTCGTTCTTTAGATGCCATTGATGATGAGATTGAAGATTTAATGCAGGCATTTACTCACGCAGTAGAGATGGAATCAGACCTACTTGAAGAGTATGAGTTTGCATGGGAGAAGGCATCTCCAAAGATGAAAGCATTCCTAAAAGAGCTAATTGATATTCAGGTTCAGAGCGTTGGTGAGTACGGTGATTTAATCGCTCGACTCAGTAGAACAAGCGAGCCGATTCTTGTTGACCAAGAGTTGGGTAAGTAACCTGCCTATATATAGATGAGCGACCTACACAATGGGTCGCTTTTTCTTTGTATCTACTTAATAAGAATGTACCTCGTTTATTGGTATATTTGTCAAAACTTTAATGAATGGGCGCAGGTTCTAACAATTTAATGTCTACTCAGACGGGTGGAGTAGGCGAGACAATTCAAGCTGAGAATACTACTCAAGCAACTCCACAAGAATTCCAAGCAGATATACCACCAGTACAAGCAGAGACTCCGCAGACAGAAGTTCCAAGTGAGGTTCCTGTTGAGCAAATTGCAAACGAAGAGCCACCTCCAGTAGAGGGGCCGCTTCCTGCTGAAGAACAGCCTGCTATTCCCATGGTTCCGACTGAAGAACCAATGGTTGTAGAGTCTAGCGCAGAACAGCCTATAGTTCCACAGGCACCCATTGAAACTGAAACAGATGTTATCAACAGACTTGGGCTGGAAAATGTAGAGCCTGCATTTGATTCTGATAATGATTTATTCTCAAATAAAAACGTAACTACAACTCCTGATGGCATTCCTGTTCTTGGTTCTGAGCAACCAGTTGAAGTGAAAGATGAAGGAGAAGCTCCGCTTATACAAGAAGAAGAAAAAGAAGAGGTACTTGAGCCAGAATTTACCCCTGACGGCATTCCAATCGAGAAAGGTCCTCAGTCAGCGCCAAAAATCAACCTTGCGGACATTAATGCTAAATACAAGAATGAAGGTATTAAAATTGATGACTTAGGGAAGGTAACTGTTGGTGTAGAGGATAAGAAAGATGCTCAAGGATTGCCTGATGGTTCTTACCGATTGGCAGGTAAATCAGCTAACTACCAAAAAATAGATGGTAAATGGTACAAGGATGCGAACTTGACTGGAGACTATCAACCGATAGGTGGCGACAATGTAGAGTCTAGAGTAGGGTATCTTGAGTCTAATGCTCAAGCAACTGTATCTGAAACACAGAAGAAAGCAGGTGAAATCATCAATCAGAGATTTGGTGACTTACGAAAAGAAGTAGAAGGTAATATGGTTAATGAAACCAGTTACACTTTTGATGATTTGACTCAAGGTAACATCGGCTCCGCTGATGAAAAATACAATTCAGATGGAACTATAAACTTCAATTACGTCCCTAAAGCAGAGACACCTTTTAATGCAACTCCAGTATCTAAAGATTATACTCCTTCAATAGATACAGCTTTTGGTACAATTCCACGCAAAGAGCAGAAAAATGATACAGATGGAATATATAAATTTCCTGGCTCAAACGCATCTTATCAACGAAAAAATGGAGACTGGTTTATTGACCCTAAAGGTGGTGTTAATTTTGTTCCTCTTAAAAATGGAAATGTAGCGCTTAGAAAAGCTAAGCTTGATACTGATGCTGTGTTGCAAAGTAAACCTGACGGAGTATATGTTTACCCAGGAAGTAAAGCTTCGTATAAGCGTGTCAATGGGGATTGGCTTATAGACCCAAGGGGAGGAACAGACTTCGTTGAAATGAAAGAGGGGAATGTGGCTGAAAGAAAGTTGAGGCTTGATTTAGGGGCTAAGCCTGCTGCGACTGTTTTTGATGCTCGTGCAGTAATGACTGGAAAGGAGTTTCAGAAAGGTAAAGAGAACATGAATGCCGATTATGTAGCCGAGAAAGCTCAAGAGTCAAAAGAAAAATTCAATAAAGCTCAAAACTTCACAAAGACAAATTTAAGTTTAAAGCTTAACAAGTCTTTGAATGGAGACCAAATGACATCTTTAATTGAATATCAGAATAAGATTAAAGACATTATAGGTGACGGCTCTTACACGGCTGATAAATCTGCAAAGGTAGCGCAAGTATTAAAAGAAGCAGAATTATATTTCAATGAATGTAAACAGATAAATGCTGAAATTAGCGAAGCTCAATCTCAAGGTAGAAGTCTCTCTCAAATATCTCTTGAAAAGAAAATAGACTTAGCCGAAGGCCTACTAACTGACAAGGGAAATGGAGTTTATTGGGGTGTTGATGGAGGTCTTAAAGATTTTTCTCAAAAGGAAATGTTTGATGTGACATCTGGCATGGCTTCGTTCATACTTGATAATGTTGATAACGGAAAGATGAGATACGATGCTGAGGCAGGGCAATATGTCATCTCTCCAAATGTAAGCGCTACTGAAAGACAATATCTTGAGAACAAACTAGGGACTTTTGTTGCTGAGTATAGTGCTATGCAAGGTGAGAAATACGCTGAAGCACAAGACAAGATACAAGACGATAGACAAAAGCTTGCCGCAGAAAAGCGTAATATAGTTAAGCTTGAGAGTTTATTGGCTCAGATGACAAGAGATGGAGTGGATGAGAAGTCTGAGGAATATAAGGCTGTAGTGTCTGAGCTTGATAGGTCAAAATCACAAGTAGACGAGTATGATGCCTTAATTGATAAGAAGACATATGCAACAGACGCTGCGTTCTTGACTGAGCCTAAGAAAACTGCTCAGCAACTTGCCATGAGTATGTCAGAGGATGCGTACACTATTGTGGCAGCTATACCTAAAGACATTACTCCAAAACAGCAATTCGACTTGATATACGAGAGATTGCTGGCTCAAAACGACAAACTCGCTAAAGACAATAACTTAAACACTGAAGGATTAGGAAATGCCAACATGAAGGTTAAAGACATGCTTGATTGGGATGGTTTCTATGCATTGTCAAAAACAGAAAAGCAGTGGTTGCAAAATAAAGCGACATTGAATAAAATGGCTTCGCTTTACTTCAATAATAGCGACATGGTTATTGAGAATGGTTCTGGCTTTTGGGAATCATTTAATAACGCATTATTTTCAACATTATTTCCAAATACAGCAAAAGCTGAGGGCAAGATTAACTTGTCAGAGGCATCTGCTGAAACTGCTCAAAAACTTCAAGAGTTTGGGTTTAAGGATGAAGACTTTGTTACTCCTGATGTTATTAAGAAAATTGAAGAACAATCTAAAGTTGACTTTTGGAGTGCAGAGAAATTTGGTACCATGACTGGTACTACAGTTGCTGTAATTGCTCCTTTGTTTTTAACTGCAGGGATTCCAGCTGCTTCATTAAGGGTTATAACTGGACTAGAAGCGTTAATCACTGGAGCAGAAGTAACTAAGGTGGCGAAAATTGTAGGAACTGCTGAAAAAATATATAGCACTGCCTTAAACTCTACAAGATTCGGTAGATTCCTTGTTCCAGTAATTGAGTCGGCTACAAAAGCTGAGATTGCAGGTAGGGTATTTACTCAACAGAAAGATGAACTCAACTTCTTGTCTTTTATGGCGGGAGGTGTAGTTTCTGAATCTCTTGGAGTGGTGTTTGCTAAGATGCCTAAAGAACAAGTCTACAATTACTTAAAGGGTATATTTGGTAACAAAATTGATGCAGCCATCAATGTAATTAAAAAAGGAGGCGAACTCACTGCCACTGGTATCGGTGAAACGGGAGAAGAAACAATGCAAGAGCTTGTTGGCATTTATCAACGAACTGATAGCTGGCAAGAGATGAAAGCTGAGCTAGACAAGCAATTTGGAACATTTGACCAAGTTCAAGAATTTATTATTTCTTCATTCATCATGGGTGCTGGTTTTGGTTTATCTAAGCCTAAATCAGCAAAAGAAGCCTACGATAAATTGCCGCCAGAATCAAGGGAGCAAGTAGATGCTGCTATCAGTGCTATAAAGAATGATTTAGACAAGGCTGATGATGCGGTTGAAGAGTTTGCTGAGAATAAAGAAAAGCAACAAGCGGTAGAAAAAACAATCGAAGAAAATGATAAAAAAGACGAAGAAGGGGTATCAGGTCAAGTCGGAGAAGGGCAAGAATCTGTCGAAGGACAACCTGTCACTGAACCAAGCCAAGAAGCGCCTAGCACTGGTGGAGTGGTTCAAGGAGAACAAGGGCAAGCTGAACAAGTAGCTCCTACTGCCGAAGCAACTACTGAAACGCCTGCTGAAGCCCCTAAGCCACAAAAAGTAACTGCACGAAGCCTTGAAGAAGCTCAAGAGTTGGTTAAACAGGGTTATGTTCCTGCTGACAAATCTCTCAGCTCAACAGCTCTAGGTAACATATTTAATACAAGGAAGAAGCTTAACATGGTAAAAGACAGTATGAAATTGAAACATCTACTGACGAAAACGATAGAAAAGAATTTAATGAAATAGAGAAGGAGCTAGAGTCAAGAGAATGGTCTTCTGTATTAAACGCTCCATTAAACGAAATATCTTCTATTGTTGATGGTTTGATGGCTAAAGATAAAGAGATGCCTAATGGGTTTGGTTCTTATATGGATAGGTCTGATGCAAGGCAAACAAAAGAAGTGGCAGAAAAATATTCTGAAGATGTTAGCAATAAGGAAGCTATAAAAGACTTTAAGGATGCGTTTTTTGGAAATCCAAATAATTGGTATGCTGATGCATTAAAATTAAGAGAATCTGTTAGAGCCTATACGGAAAATGGAGGTTCATTCAAAGACCTTTTACGCTCAGTTCAGCGTGAATTTGAATCTGATGGATTTACAGAAGAAGAAGCGGCAAGCGTCATAAATGCAAAGCTAAATAAAATAAAAAATAGGGAATTAGAGGCTTCTTCAAATGAGCAAGCAAGAGAGGAACTTGCTGCCGAAACTCCTATGGTTGAAGCAGCTACCAAACCTATAAGCACTCCTACTGCTGCTGAACCCGTAGCTCAAGCTACTGAAATTGCAAAAACAACTTCAAACACTGATGAAAAAAGAAACAATATTGATGAGCTAAACAAAATATATCAATCAGATTTCTTTAGAGATAACAGAGATGCATTCTACAGAAACGCCAAAGAAGAATTAGAGGCTGAGGCTAAAAAAAATAAACGAATATTTGGCAAGCCTAAGGCTGTCACAAAAGAAGAGATTAAAAAAAGAGCATTTGATAACTTTGCTAAATCTGTTCAATCTAAAAAAGATTCAGAAAGCACTGGTGAACTTAATTATGCTGTTTTTGATGGTCTAGGCGGATGGTATATTAAAGATAAAAGCGATGCAGCTACGGCAGATGTTGCTAATGAGGACAACCATCCAGACCTTAGGCATGAATACGGTATTAACAGAAGAAGGGAAAATTGGGCTGAATTTAACGAGAGCTATACAAGAGAAGGAAGAAGAATTGTAAACATTAGAGTCCCTGTAAACACAGGGATAGATACTTCTAGGCCATCTGTATTTGTTTCTGTGACAATGGAAGTTCCCAAAGGATTTACGGCTGAAGAAATTGCACAGCCTATAGTAGATAATATGAAGACTTTTAATGGTCAATTATCTTCTCAAGAAGCCTCTCAAAAAATAGTTGAGCAAGCAAAGGCTATAATAAATGGCGCTCCAAAATCTACAACTGAAGCCCCTACCGTCGAATCCTCAGCAACTGAAACAACAGCTGAGCCAGTAGTAGAAGGAAGAACTATCTCTCAAATTGCCAAGGACTTTGCTGATAAGATTAGAGCAGGGAAATTAGGTGGAGGATTGAAGTCTTCTATCCCTGGATTTGATGCCGCATGGAACGCTTCATTAGATGCTGTAGCTAAAGTGGTTGAGGCCGCAGGTATGTCTGCTGAGACGATTCAAAAAGCAATCGAAGCAGGACTTCAAGTAGTGAAACAAAGCCAATGGTTTAAGGACTTAAATAAAGACCAAAGAAGACAGGCAACTGCTGATTACAAGCAAGGCATGAATGACATGCTCAATGAGGGCAAGATGACTTCTGCTGAGAAAGCTGCGGCTAAGGAGTTCGGTAAAAAAGTTGCTTCTGCAACAGGGACTGCTAAGCAACCGAAGACTGTTCAGATGACTGAATCTCAAGCCATAAGAGAAAGAATGAGAGTCGCTGGTCAAACAGCTAAACAGCTTAGAGATATACGCAGACAAATTCTTGACTATGCAAAAGCAAATTTGCCAAAAAGTGAATATACAAACCTTGAGATTAACAGAATTACAGCAGCATTAAATGCTAAAACCCTTGAGGCTGCATTAGATAAGATTGATGCTATTATTGCTAAGAAACAAGAAGGTATAGCCAATCGTGATGCAAAGACTGCTGAGAGAAAAAGAAAGGCAACCATCAAGGATATCAAGGATAAGATGAAGAGCAAAAGGACTGTCCTTAGTAAGCAGGGAAACAGATGGGTTGGTAAGACCACTGTGGAGGCTCAGAAAGAATATTTCAAGTTTATCAATAACGTAAAAATTGACGAGCTTGATGGAAAGACGCAAGAAGAACTTGACGAAATCAATGACATCATTGATGGAATTGTATCTGAAGGTAAGGCTGATTACAAGCGTTTGAAAGAGCTAGATGCTGATGCTAAAAGAGAACGTGCTGCTGCATTGATACAAGGTCTTGCTAAAGGCCAGGGGACTACCCTTAATTCTATTGATGAGATAATGGATTTCTTTGATAAGGGAGGAAAAGTAGTCGTTGATGGTAGACTATATGATAAGGGTTCATTTGAGCAACTAATAAATAAAGACACTCAAAAAGGAAAGCAGGGCGAGAAAATAGCAGATATTGAGGAGGAGATAGATGAATTAAAAAAAGATTATGAAACTCGATTGGAAGAGGTTATAGTCGAAGGAGGTAATGAATCTACTGACCCTGATTTGAAAGCTATAACAAAAAAGATTGCTACTAAGAACAAGCAACTCAGCACGGCTCAAGCGAAATATGACTCTATGCCTAATGCAGATGTAGAAATTACTGGAGCGACTGGATATAAGCAAGAAAACGCTGAGTTAGCAAAGCTTTCGGAAAGAACAAGAAAGAAAAAATTCTTTAATGGAGTAATTAATTTCTTAACTCCTGCAAAAGCAATTAATGACTTGTATTCCCTATACACTAAAACTTGGTCTAAGAGTTCAGCTGTAGCTAAATTCGTTAAGGACAATATAATGGAGCCAGTTAAAAAGGCTTATGTTGCTAGAGATATTGCTTATAGCAAAAAGGTAAATGAATACTACAAAAAATTAGATGAAATATTCGGTACATATCCTGCCAACAAAACCAAGGAAAGAGCAGGAGTTTCTGCTCGTGGAGCTAAAGGGGTCGACAAATTATCTGAGTCGGTAGATAAAATTGTTACTTCTGAGGTGGCGAAGGGGGTTAAGATAACAAACGGTCATGTTATAGATTACTACAATCTTGCCCAAACAAAAGATGGCGTAAAAAGATTAGAGAATTCTGGTGTTGATGTAGACGCAGTTATTGCTCATGTGGAAGGTGATGCTCAGTTAAAAAAATATGCTGATTTCTTGATGGAGAAATACCAAGAGCTTGGAGTTGAATACGAGCCAACATATGTGGCATACACAGGAACTCCATTCCCTTCAGGTGATTTCCCTTACTACCCTGCTAATGCCTCTGACTATAGCCAAGATTTTGTAAATGAGGGAGACTTAATGGGGGATAATGGGTCATTCAATATGATGAATGCCACTTCCAATAACATGAAGGCAAAGAGAAACTTCCAAGGTAATTTCAACATTGCCATGGATGCTCACGCTAAATATCTTGATTATGTGAAAAACATGGAACATGCCAAGCATTTCATGCCTATTGCTAAAAAGGTTAATGAATTGTTTAGCACAATGAATGCTCCACATTTAATAAAGAATTTAGGAATTGATGACTATAACGACATTAAAACACATACAGCTAGGGTTCTTAGTAATCAAAACGTAGGAGGCTCAAACACTGCCGCTAATATTCTTAATGCAATTAGAAATTTCACTGTTATTGCTACACTCGGTCTTAAGCCATCTTCATTGGCTAAGCAGTATGTTGGTTTTACTCACTATTGGGTAGCGGGTATAGATAAAGGATTAGACCCACTACAGATATGGACTGGAAGACCTACTAATGATAATGAATCAGAGTTGTTCAGAGAAATACATAATAGCGATTATGTAAAAGAGCGATTAACTGGTCAGCACATTGATGTGGAGATGAGAAGGTTATTGGAGCAAGCTCAAAACAGCAAATCAGCGAAGGTTTGGTCTAAGGTCTCTCAGCTTGCGATGGCTCCAGTGAGATATGGTGATAAATTTGCTTTGATATATGGCCCTGGAGGCGGAGTTGCATTTGCTGTGGCATCATACAGACGTGCCTTGATGGATGGAATGACTCATGAGGAAGCAAAAGCTTATGCATTAGAGCAGTTTATTACGGAAACCGAATTAGCTCAGCAGTCTACTCGTGCTGACTTGACGAGCAACATACAGCTTGACCCAACATTCAGAATGCTTGGTATGTACCGAACAGGACAGATGGCTGCGGCTAAGAAAGTGGTTACAGGAATGCGTACTATTTATCAGGCAAATAGGATTCAAGCAAAAGAAGGAGTAGAAGCAAGAAGAGCAGTTATACCAGATAGAGAAATTGTAAAATCATCAGTCGATATTACATACTATACACTATTCGCATCTGTATTCTTTAGTGCAATCGCTAGTGGAGCGTTGGCTGTATTCATGGGAGATGATGAAGACGAAAAGAAAAGAGCATTCCACGATGTAGTTATGGACTCAGTAGGCTCAACATTACAAGGTTACGGAATGCCTGGATTTATTATGGATGGACTCTTAAATCACATGAGAGGTGATGAATGGAAAGATAATGTTCCACAATTAAGAACATTGATGGGGTGGTGGGACAGTGCAAACATAGTTATTGACGCATCAAAAAGAAAGTGGGAAAACATAGACAAATCAATGCAAAAAGAAGTATTCTTAAAGCAAGTTGGTAGTACTATGAATTCTCGTCAAGTATATGATGAAGTTACGGGAGAATACGATGAAAGAGCATTCTACAATAAGCTTACAGATGAAGAATACAACAAACTAGTTAAGAATATTGGAGCAAAAAATATATCAGACTTTGTGGGTAATGTAGGTAAATGGATGAAAGAACCTTCAGTTTCTGGAGCTATAGACGCTTTAATGAATTGGGACACTGACTACATGGAAAAAAATAGAGAGAGAGGTAAAAACGATAGAATATTTGAAATGTTCTATGGCGTTCCTTATATAGACAATGAAAAAGAATATCAGACTCCTTATATGGACCCAGACAAGCAGCCTGATGATATTTTTACAGAATCAGATATTCAAGATGTAGACGTAGAAGATGGAAGAACAAAAGCTGTAAGGGAAAAATACAGACCGTTTGGTAACTAAAAAATATCAATCAATAAAAAAAGTAAATTTGTAACAATTAAGAGCATATGGCTACAATCACAACCCACGACCTCATAAAATGTAATAGGATATATCCTACACTTCCAAGCGTAAACCCATCAGGGCTATACGCATATAATGGGATGACTGTTAGATTTGATAATGACTTGAAGAAATCCTACAAAGTAAGACGTAATGTTCAAGGTCGTTTCTATCATCCGTTAATCAACTACGGAGAAGGTGGTGGATACTCTATTCAGTACTCTATAACGTCAATGAAGTTTAATGGGTTTGAGCAGCTATCTGCGCCTGCTAATTTCACGTTTAACGATACTGTGGTAACGTACACTGCGTTCCCATTGTATACAACAGGAAACGAGTACGATTACACCAACAATGTGGCTAATGCTATAACTATAGCAACATCAGGTACTGACCTAGGGTTTGGAATTAACCAATTCTATACGTTCTTAGAGTCTGTAGTTAACCTAAATGATGTTCCAGTTAAAGTTGTTAAGTCTCATCCTTTATGGTGGGATATTGATGAATTTAGTCGCTTGGATAATTTCTCATTAGAGAAATACTACGATGATGATTTCGAGTTCACCTTGGAAATCACAGCTACAAATCCGTTTTCTACATTTACTCAAGAAAATAGATATGTCTTCAACGAAGATACAGTAATGCATTATGTTGATGGTATAGACATTGAAGATATAGCGCCAAGTGATGCCCCTCAGTATCAAGAGGTAAGTTCATTCTTATCTTATGATTTTGATTACGATACGATTGAAGAAATTACATCTTGTCCTACATATACTGTTCCTTTCGTTGCCTCACTATCAACTGATGGATGCTCAACCATGAGCATTTCTTGTGACTGTAAGACGATTACGTTCTCGGATACATCTAACTACTATACAAACGATTTGCCTGGACATGACCCGGAGTTGTTTACAAGTAGAACGATTACGATGACAAAGCCAACTGGCGAGCAGTATGTTTGGGCTACTGCTGATATCACTACTTCTAATCAAGTAATTCAGCCTCACTACAACTCTACGAATACATTTCAGTACACATTTACGAATATAGATGAGGATGGAATTTATTCATTCCAAATCTGTACATATCCTGATTGGAGTAATGAAGTGTATTACGAATCATTCTTAGGTACAATCGTAAGACGAGATGGCAAATTATATAAGTGTACAACTTCCAGCACGAATCTTGACCCTGCTGATATTGCTAATATTAATTATTGGTCGCTTTATACTTGTAGTGGTACTTGTGACGATACACGTTATTGTACGACTGAAAAGATTGTTGTCCTATGCGTATCGCTACTTAAGTGCTACAAGCAATTAGTTGCTGATGCATTCTGTGGGATTAAGAACAATCCTTGCAAGAGCATGTGTGACAATAAAGCGTTTATGAATGCGATGAAGTTCCGAGTTACATTGGATGCTTTAGAGTTTGCTGTATGTGCAAGCGATTGGGTATCTGCTCAGGAGCAGATTGATATATTAAAAAGCATATGCTGTTGTAATGGATAATTGCTGTTTAAATATGTATGTATCAGGCACCATTGGTGTCATGATTCAAGCTTTTGAGTGGACATCTCCTATCACTGGAGCGTATCCTTCATTTTCGTTTCAAGTAGAAGAGGACACACTTTCCTTGGTTTTCAATGAAGAGACATCTGAGTGGCAGATATTCAATGGAGATGTTTTTGTTGCTGGCTCAACATACGAAGGGAATAATGAATGCCCAAACGGACTTTACATTGTTGATGAAGGTGACATCACTTATTCCTATACAGTTTATTCAGTTCCTTGTGGTGAGCCTTACGATGTTCCAACTATAGAATATCCATTGGAGTGCTTACAAGAAGCTTGTAGAAACAAGAACTTGTTCAATAAGCAAAAGAGAGCGTTAGCTGAGGACATTGCTGGGATAAGCAAGAAAGAGATATTCGGATTCAAGTGTGGAGATGCTTGGGAAAATATATTCATGAGGAACTTGATTATTCATGCTCTATCATGTATGCCTACGGGCGTTCTTTCTATTGAGAAAGAGAATTGTTTGATTGGAAAATTAACTGATAAATGTAATTGTTGATATGGCTTGTAGTAGTTGTAATAGTGGTAATACATTGAGTTCTTGTGGGTGTGTAGACAACTGCCCTACGAAGACTTCTGAATTTACTTTTGATGGGGTGTTCTCATCTATCCCTGTACCTGCAGGGTCTACGTTGAATGAGGTGTTATTGCTAATGGAGACGTTCACAATGAACTCCATTGGAGATTTGAATATTGATTATGAGCTTACAGATGCTAACTGCTTAGGCTTGGACGCTGGGACTTATAGTTACCAACAAATGATTGATGCTATAATCTCTGTGCTTTGCGCACTAAACTCTTCATATACATCACTTGAGCTTCAAGTGCTAGAGTTGGAAGCGAACAATATCCTTGAGTGGAACGATATTCCTTTAGTTAATGGATGGATTGAGGTAGACCCTACTGATAATCCTGCTCAATACGCTATTCAGAATGAATTGATGTATCTTAAAGGAGAGATTGAAATAGACGAGGCAACAGTTCTTAATACCGTTTTTTGGAGTGCAGTTCCTATGACTGGAATTACACGAGACATTGAGACAATGGCATACGAGAAGACTACTATTGGTTCTGCTTTAATGCGACTATCATCTGGACAATTTTCATATCAAGGACCAGTGTTAGAAACAAGAACTATTGTACTTGATTCAATTCCTGTAATTAGATTAACAAATTAAAAAATAAAATATGACAACTTTTAGTGTAAAAGACTATAACAACACGGCCATTCAAATTGGAGGTGGATGGAAAGAAAATTTTCCTATAGAGTTCTTTGAATATAAATCAATGAAGTCTATTGGTAAGTCGTTTCATACCGATGGGAATTGGTATGTGATTATCAACTTCTTTTCTAATGACGGTCTTAACCCTCTGAAGATTAATCTTTCCTTAGTAAACAATCAGCCATCATGGACAAATGACGTGACTGGTTCAGAGCAAGCTGTAAATGATATTCAATCTTGGATGTCAACGACTCCTGTAAGCGCTACCATTGTAGCTCCTCTTGGTGTTCAGTCAAGTTGTTCAGACGCTGTATCTGTAGCTCTTTGTGAAAATCAATATAAGCGTGATATTACTCCTGTTATAGAGATTGCATCTGGGGCTGATGGAAGCATTGCTAACCAGATATTCTCTATATCTTTTGCAAGTAATGGAACTGCAGATGCTCTTATATCTTTTGACGGAGGAGTAACATATGTAGCATTGCCAGCAGGGACTACAGTAAACATGGACGCATCAGGATTAGCTAACATGTATCTTGGAGATTTGTTTTATTGGGATACAACAACAAATGCAGGTTCCTCTCTAATCATTACATACAACACTATTTAATAGATGAGTACCTCAATCTACATAAACCCATTTCAGTTATTGCCAACTAATTATGGGTTGTTTTCTCAAACGGGAGACAGCGTTCCAGTTGCGGCTACAACAACGGAAGGAACATTGATAGATGGAGGAGTAGGTAGTCTATCTGTTCCTGCAAATGGATTTAAGATAGGAGATGCGTTTAGAGCTGATTTTGGAGGTCTTATGTCTGCCCACAATGGTAACACTATTACGATAAGAGTAAAAGCGGGCGCTACTATTTTATGTCAAACTCCTGCCTTTACAATGCCTAGTATTACAAATCAAGTTTGGTTACTAAGCATTAACTTCAACATTAGAGCAATAGGCGCAGCAGGAGCGGCAGAAGTTGTTACATTAGGTAACTTTCATGTATTAAAAGCATCAAGTGGAACACAAGAAGGCTTTGGATTTAATACAATCAACAATACTACGTTTGATACTACTATTTCAAACACATTAGATGTGACTGTCCAATGGAGTTCTAATAATGCAAGTAATAGTATATACTCTGACACATTTGTCTTAAACAAGATTTACTAATGAGTACAAGAATTGACTTAAAAGCATCAGCTGAAGTTCCAGTTGGGATGAAGCTCTTAAAGACGGGGCAGACTACTTCTTACTCTACTGGTGATGACGGTGCTACTCAGCGTGGTAGAGCAACAAACAGATTAGTACTTGATAAGAATAACCCATTTGGGAATACAAATCGCTTTACCAATAAAACAGGAGGCAGCACCTATGCCAATTCAGTTGCTTTTGATTGGTCTACATATGATGGTAAAACTGTGCTAGCATATTACTTTGGTGATATGGCAGCAACAAGACCTCTTGCTACTCAAATGACTCAATATCTCTCAAGCACTTTTGATGGATTGACTGGATGGCATCTGACCAACATGCAAGAGATGTTAAATATTTTAGATTGGGGTAGATTAGCAAACTATCAATTACAATATCCACCATTCAATACAAACCTTCGTTATTTTTGGGTAAGCACGCAGCCAGCAGGAGCATCAGGTGTAATCACTGATTTAGCAGGAGTTAATCCATTTAGTTCATCACCAAAGACAAGTGGACTATATGGAATGTGGGTAAGAGAATGTACTGTATCAAAAACAACAATATCATAAGACATGGCAACATACAAATTTGAACAGTTTAACGTAGAGATTGTAAATCCTACAATACAAGTGATAACAATTCACGATACAATCGCACAGAAGACATGTAGCGTTGACGTGTTGTTGTCTACTCCAACAGCAAACTTTGGTGTAACCCTATCAGGGTTTACCTACACTACTGATTGGAACGATGAGGAGGTAGAGGTTTGGACTTTTGTTGAATTGACCAAATACGAAGTGCCAACGACCTAACAAAATAGTTTTCAATTTATCCGTATTTTTACATACGAAATTGATATAGGAACACAATCGTTATGATATTATGACAGACTTTGTTAATTTGATAAGCAAACATGGCATCACTGGACTATTGTGTGTATGCCTTTTTTGGATGAACTCAAGGTTATCTGATGTTGAAGCAAGGCTTTATGACTGCTATGACGATGCCACTTATAGAAAATCAACAGCATCAGCTAACAAAGTAATTCCATCAAAAGACAAACTCGTCGCTATACTACCCAAAGAATTAGAGATTAAAAAAGAGTCAGATGAAAACCACATTCTTTCTGTTTAAGAATATCTTAATTGATACGCTAAAGAGAAACGGCAAGTGGTCAAAGACATTTCTTACTATGTTCACTGCTTGGGGAGCAGTTTTATTCATGGCATTTTGGGATTTTTTTGTGAATGGATTATCATTCGATGTGTGGGTAACGCTCGTTTGCGTATCTTTGGGCATCAAGGTTACTGACGCTTGGAGTAAAAAAATAGAAAAGAAAGACAATGAAGTCAATGTATAGATTATTGTTCGTGTTGCTAATGGTGTTAGCAGCATGTTCTCCTCAAAGAAGATTCACAAAGCTTATCGAAAAGCATCCGTATCTACTAACAAATGATACTATCGTGATGCGTGATACTATTCGTATCTATGTTCCGGGAGTCAAGGTAGACACTGTTGTTTCATATCAACAGCTATTTGACACAGTTTATTTGGAGAAAGACCAACTAAAAGTTAAGGTATATGTAGACAGATACAATAAGGTTTACATCGCAGGTGAATGTGACACCGTATATGTAGATAAGATTATTGTAAAGAAGGTTCCCGTTAAATACTACGAGAAGAAGAAAGGATTTTGGGCTGAAGCAGGTCAATACATTAAGATAACATTTTGGCTTATCTTTATAATAGCAATTATTTATATCATCAGTAGAATCGCAAAGAGATGGCAAGTTTAGATTTATCAAAAATTCGTCAATGTCCACTAAAAGATGGACAGTTTTTCAATGAAACTTCTATTAAGAAGCAAATTGTCTTACACCATACAGCAGGTAATGCATCAGGAATAAATACAATCAGTGCTTGGAATGCCGATAGCCGTGGTCGTATCGCTACGTTTGTATGTATATCAGGAAAGAATTGCATCAACAGTAGAGACGGAGAAATATGTCAAGCATTTAGCTCTAAAAACTGGGCATATCACTTGGGTGTAAAAGCTGAGGTATTTGCCTCTAGGAATGTTAAATGGCAGAACCTTGATAAACTATCCATTGGGATAGAGATATGTAATTGGGGGCCTCTAGAAGAGAAGAATGGAAAGTTCTACAACTATGTAGACAGAGAAGTTCCTGCTGATGAGGTATGTACTCTTGATAAACCATTCAAAGGGTTTAAGCATTACCATGCTTATAGCGATGCTCAGATTGAGTCAACACGTCAGTTGGTCGTATATCTTCATGAAAAGTATGGCATAGATATCACATACAATGAGGACATTTGGAATGTTACTGACCGTGCGTTGAAAGGCGAAAATGGTTTGTTTACTCATAACTCGTATCGAAAAGATAAGTCTGATGTCTACCCTCATCCTAAGATGATAGAGATGTTGAAATCATTAAAGTAATAAAAGATGGCACGCAATAGATTGGCAGGCACTAAAGTAGGCAAGAGCAAGAGCGCTAAATATTACCATAGTAATCCAGAGGCTCGTGACAAGAAACAGAAATACGATACTGAGTATAACAAGCATCCTGAGCAACAAAAGCGCAGGTCTATCTTGCAGGCTATCAATCGAAAGAAGGGGACTCATGGGAATCTTGATGGGATAGATGAAGCTCATATAACAAAGCACAAAACGAAGAAGCAGAGTCAGAGCCGAAATCGAGCTGATAAGAAGCGAATCTTCTTCCGTGTGAAATCGTAACATGTTCATCATCAAAAAGAGCCGTCAGTTCGGTTCTAAAGTACCGATTGTAGATATAGCTTGTAAACTTTGCGTTCCTATTTTGGATTCTATCAATCCTGAATTGGTTCTTCTTTACCTTTCCTTTCATTTTAAATCAACATTAACTGTGATTCGTACATTGGGGAATGCTGCAGCTATCTTCTTTAGAGTCAATAAGCCGTGAGGTCCGTTACCATCTTCAACAGCAAGTAGAACTTTCTCCATCATACCAATCTTCTCGGCAAACGGCTGAACGTGCATGCGTAAATGCTGTACACGAATGATTGTTACCATTTCTCCAATGTCTTCTGCTGTCAATTCTACTTCGTACTCCATGTTAATCTTTGTTAAAAAATGCCACTAGCCGTAGTGGCCACCTTACCTAAGGAACTTAAACTAAACTATTTGTATGCGCTTATGAAAGCAGTTCTCATGGCAGGACTCGAACCTGCTGCTGATTGTAGTGCGTTTACCCTTCCGCCACATGAGAAACCTATCTGGGTTGCAGACAGATACTTAGAATGGTAAATCTTCAGGCTCTGTAGCTGACTTAACAGCTGCCTTAGGAGCATCATTAATTACCTCTGCACTTTTATTCTTGGAGAACATCTTAAATGATACACAAGAAATCTCCTTGAACTCTTTCTTTTCTCCTTCTTTGTTTGTCCAAGTGTTTGTGTTGATACTTCCTTCAACATAAATCTTGTCACCCTTACCAATAGTCGCAGCACGTTCTGCAAGAGTTGGTATAGTAAACACACACTTGTGCCATTCAGTTTTGTCTACCCATTCGCCATCCTTCTTGTAACCATCAGATGTTGCCAATGACAACTGAACTAATTTACGACCTCCTTCTAGGTCTTTCACATCTACGTTTCCGACATTGCCAAGCAACGTCACTTTGTTCAAACTACTCATCTTTCTTCTTTTAACTTAATCAAATAATCGCTGACCTCTTTTTGTGTGTGAAGCCAAACCACATCAGTGTTCTCCTCGTCTTTCAGCATATAACGTAACATCTTGTATTTAATCTTTGATACTTCCGTTGCGAATCCTTTGGTGTCTATGTAGATTGTATGTCCGTCGTGGTCTAAAACGAAATCTACTACGATTGTTATTGCCCTGATTGCTTCCTTGTTGTATCTGAACTTATCTACCAGTGTTATCTGTTTCTGAAATTCAAAAGAGAACCCCATCTCTTTAAGGAGGTTATAGCATTTCATCTCTAATTTAGAATCAAACTTAACCCCGTCAACTTCTATCTTCTTGTTTCCGTATTTTCTTTTGCTAAACCCCATACTCCTTGTGATAGACACGGACTACTATCTCTCCGTCAATCGTCTTAGGGAACTTAACCTCAATCTTATTCTTGAGCTTGTCCTCAGCCTTGTTATACAACCAGAACAATAGTCTATCAAAAAGATTTAACTTGTTATAAATTCTTTTTATGATTCTTTTCTCAGTCTCTTTCTTTTGGATTTCAGCAATCTCCTTCATCACTTCGCTTTCCTTATACACCGTGAAGTCACGTTCAAGGATTGGTTGAAGTTTTGGTGGAAGATATGTCTCAGGCTTCATGACCTTACCATCCTCACGGAAGATAGGCTTACCATCAAAGTCAAGCTTAGACATATTGGAACGATGTACTTCATCGAACAGCATCACAGCTCGGTCAGCTAATCCGTATTCATGGATTGTTCCGTAGGTGATATATAAGATGTCAGTCAATGCGTCTGCCACATCTACTAAATCTTTTGCTTCGGCTAACTCTGTTACTTCTTCTTGTAGTAATGTTTGTCGAAGTCTTGCTCTTTTCTTCCCAAGCATCTTAGGCTTATCTGGCATCTCTGCCCCAAATGCTGCTTGGAAATCTCTTACTTGCAGTAATTGCTTTTCCATACTTTATTTATTGTTACAAATATACAAAATTTATTATCAATGTTTGTCGTAATCGAATTTATACATAAGGTTTGAGGAGAACCTAACATTGTCCATCTTGGTAATCTTGAATCTGATTTTATCAAATTCCCCTCTGACTATGTACGTTGAGTGTATCTTCCTGAAGAAGATTGCCTCGCTCCTGCTTGTAGGAAACTTTCCGTCAGTAAGAACAATAGGATTGTTCGGTAACTTGATGTTCCTGATAGTAGGCTTAGATGTCCTTGCCTTGCCAGGGATTACAACTTGAATCTCAAGGTCGGCTATGTACAACTTTGGAGGCTCCTTCTCTGCGAAAATATCAAACATCTTCTTCTTCTTCTTTTTTAATGTTAGTGTAAGACTCAAACTCTAGTAGTGGCAGTTCGTCTCTATCACACCTTACACAAAATGCAGCGTATTGCTCACTTTGTATGCGCTCAATTTTTAATGCTTGGTCAAATGTTTTTTTCCATTCTGAACCTGACTTTGCTTTTACGTTTTGGTCTTCTTTGATTTGTTCAATTAACCATTCTACTGCTGTTTTTGCTTCCATGTTATTCTGATTTATATGTTTCATTGTAGTATAATTCAGACAATGAATCTGAGGCTTTATCAAATTCACCATCTCCATTTTTCCAAGCATCTATTATCTGCTCTTTCTCCATTTCTTTGGCTTGTTCAATGGCTTCAACGGTAATTATACCTTTGTTTACATAGTCCATAACCAACCATTCTACTGCTGTTAGTTTCATGCTAAATAGTTTTTACATTTTTATTCGTTTTTGTAAACAGTATTTTACGTTAAAGTGTATCATAATGCACTTTTTAAGGGTTATTTTCTGGCAATATAATATGCAAAAGCATATAAATACACCCATTGTGATACATATAATATGCAAATGCATATAGTCACGTATAGATAATGCTTTTTCTTATACATTAGAATATATCTCCATTAGGTTTAATCTCAATCCAACTATCTACATAGTTAAACATATACAAATGATTTCCTCTTGGTGCTACGTTGTAATAGAACTTGAACTTGTCTAGCCCAACCTTGAAGAACTTTTCATCGTCTGTATAAATGGTCCGCTTTGATTCGATTGGAGACGATATTACATCACTCATTCTTGCTATGGCTGCAGTATCATTATTGTTGTTTACCATAACAAATAGATTAGCCTTTGATTCTGACTTCCTATAAGGAACATCAATCGTACTAAACCCTTCCCACTTACCTGATGTACCCCACACACGCTTCTTTTCAACCTCCACATAGACATTGGTAGTTCCTGTGTCGTGTAGCCTGCTTATCACAAAGTCGTGGGACTTATATGATTCCTCCTGCATGTGCAGTGGTACATCAAGTCTATAGAATTTTCCGTCACAAATTGTTTCTAAAATTGTGACAGCTGTACGCATAGCCACCATGTTCGATTCATCATATAATTCTTTTGAAAACTTCTTGCTCATGTTAAAATGGTTGTGAACCTTGATAATCGAATCCAGTGTTAGGTGACAATGATGATTGAACATAATCTTCCTTGTAGTCGTCTCTGTTAGGATTCAACCACGCAGGAATATCTGAGTCAAACTTCAGTTGTATATCTTCTAATTCTCCATCTCTATGCTTGGCTATGATTAAATATCCGTCTTGAGACATGGGATTGTTATCCCGTTCCTCGACTGACATATAATAGCTTGGGCGATAAAGGAAAGTTACGATGTCGGCATCTTGTTCTATGTCCCCTGACTCACGCAAATCACTTAAGATAGGCTTCCTATCCGTGCGATGCTCAACTGCTCGTGAGAGCTGAGCTAATGCGATGACAGGTATCTTTAGTTCGTTTGCCATGTCCTTTAGTTTCCTAGAGACATCTCCGACCTCGTTTGTTCTGTTCTGTGTACCCGGTGATGTAATCTTCTGTATGTAATCAATCACAACGTAATCAAGCCCCTCTGAATGTTTCATCTTATACACCAATGAAAGCACATCTGATATGGTGAATGAGCCTGCCACAATCTTTAGATTTGATTGAGCAATTCTCTTCCTCGACTTCTCGAATCGTAGTACCTCATCACGCTGTAATCTTCCTCGCTTTATTGAGTAACCCTTGACACCGCTGTCTACGCTTATTATCCG